ATCGTAACAAGGTGAACAAATGCTCATAGGTATCTTTTTAAAATTGAATTTACAAAGTAACGGAAACAATCAAGAAAATCTGCTCTCTCTGATAAGTTTTTTCTGTTTGACTTTATTATACCACCATCACTATTACATTGTACTTGTTTAGCATCATAAACGAATCCTTTACACCTAACTGAGTTGACCTTTACATCTAATCTTGTTAGTGCGTTATTGCAGTCTATTCGACTATTGTAGTGCGTTGGGTTAGCTGGTATTATTATCTGACTATCTGCAAGGTGTAACCTTCTTTTGATTTGAGTATAAGCACTTGAGTTATCACGTTGTTGGATGCTTCTACCATTGCCCATTGCATCTCCAGTTATCCTAAGTAGACCACGTGGCACATTAAGACTTTCAACATAATCACAGAAGGCATCAATGCTACCTTTGTCTATATTTATTTCACCTACTACACTACAACCTTTAGTTGTGTGCTGTTGAATGATTAATGCTGATAGTGGATTAATATTGAAATCGACTGATACGAATACTGGTAAGTTAGGATTGATTGTTAGTGAATCGTCTATGTGCCTATCATCATCCCAAGCGTAAAGGAATGGGTTAGATACATCGTCCATAACATCCCAGTCACCTTCAACAAATCGTGCATATTGAATTGGTGGTAACTCTTTAAGTGACTCAAGATAGTCTTGACTTATGTATGGGTTATCTGTTATACGTGAGTTGATGTAAGACCACTTATCAGGTAGTGTGTTGGTTCTCCACCTTTCATAGATTACTGACTTAACCCAATTGTTAGCTGGGTTGCAAGTAGCAAGTAATACTATTGGTGGTTGACCTATAGCCTTATTCCAACTACCTATTCTTTCTTGCACCTTGTAGAAGGTTGCTTCTTGTAACTCATTTACTTCATCAAGACCAGCACCATTAACCTCAAGTCCTCTGAACCTATTCAAGTCCTTATCATCATCGAATGATTCAGCCATGAAGATAAGTACACTACCATTAGTGAATGTAACTACATTGGTTTCCCTATTCCACGAACTAATGTATTGATTCAACCCATCGTTAAGTATTGAACTGAATGATGGAAAGGTTGTACGTTTAAGGTCAGGTAAGGTCTTACGAATGATTACCCATCTTGAACGTGGGTAAAGTAAACATAGTGATGATAGTGTTAGCAGCAGCCAATAGGTCTTACCACCACGAATTGCGCCACCAAAGACTATTACTTTCTTAACACCATTAACTGCAAGGTCATATGCAGTAGTTTGACGCTTGGTTAGTTTGAAACTCATTCATCTTTGTCTCCCTCAGTCCTTATGATGATTAAAGGCTCAGTAGTATACATTGTACTTTCACCATTGTTTGCCCAAAGTTTTCTTTGTCTATTAGCTAACCAATGTTTAGCTGCTGGTGTATCAGGTGGTAACTCTTTTCTTAGTTGTACTATCTGCCCATCCTTAGTTAGTGCCTCTTCAATGATGGTTAAACCCAATGCTCTTTTATACATTGCCTTTGCCACTTTGCCATCTGCATTCTCTTTCCCTTGCGTTAACGACTCAAAAAACATTGGGTGTTCGGTTTTCCAATTGTTCAATGTTTGTTCAGTTATACCTAAGATGTTTGCCATTTGGCTATCTGATAAACCAAGAAGAGCCATTTCAAATACTTGGTCATTGAATGCCTCCTTATACTTAGTTGGTCTACCTCCCTTGTTAGGTTCGTCTTGAGTATTCATCTTTTACGTTTTGATTTCTCTGCTTCAGCATAAGCAATGGCTACTGCTTGTTTTGGTTCGTAACCTTCTTTGATTAACTTCTGAATGTTCTTATTGATTACCTCGTATGTATCTCCTTGTATGAGTGGCATAGGTATCTGTTTGAATTACAAAGTTACAAAAGAATTTAGTTTGTCAAGTGATATGAATTTCTGTAGTTCGAATCCTTGAGTCTTAAAGTTCATCGTGGTACAATGTTTAATAAGATAGTCTTTAGGTATTAACCATCTACTTTGTTCGTCTACTATCTCAACTTTGTCAAATGTCACACCATTTTCAATCAGGTAGTAGTTGATGCCATAAGAGTTATTGACTCTCATAAGATGTTTTGACCTTGACCTAACCAGTCTTAGAGTTCTTGTTGCTTTATCAATCTGACCTATGGCTCTTTTCTTGCCATCAGCAAGTAGCAATGATAGATTGATGATTGAATCCTTGTGAGAGGCAATTAACTTATTACCACTTGAATCTTGTATGGTGTGGGTCTTATTCATAACTGGTAGGTATCAATTCGTTTCTTGACCATATCAATAAACTTATCCATCATAGCTGCATAGTAACTATTAAAGTCTTGGTAGCCTTCAGGGTTACGTTCAAACAATACATAGAGGCAAGACCTTAATCTTTGACTGGGTGTCTTAGAACCCATCTCTTCAGCATCTATCTTCATTGACTTGAGTAACTCCTCATCATTGTAATTGAATGCCTCACCTTTGAATGCCATTACACCTACACCTGATGTCCATTGGTTGAATAACTCTGCTGCCTTTGCTGGAGAAAGTTCTTGTGTACCTATGACTACCTTGAGAGTCTTATCTCTTCTTGTAGCTACTGATTCAATTGCACAAGGTATAAGTAGTAGGTTACTATCCATAGAACTCATTATAATAGTCTAATGATGCTTTTGGTGCATACCTTTCTGTTTCGCTATCTTCAAGTCCACACTCATAAGCACCCATCACTTCCATCTTATGCTGGGACTTTAACTCTTCATAGTTGGTATTGAGCCATTGGATAAAGTCATCAATGGTTAATTCATTTTGTCTCTCAAAGATTAATTCAATGCTTGATTGTTCAGCAGCCATAGTGTTCAGATTTAGTTGGTTTACTTGATTTGTATTCATTACTAACCTTATCAAGATATTCTTTAACCATTACCTTGATTAGTTCCTTATGTGATGTTGGTATGCGAAATGTGATGTTAATCGTGCGTTCACCATACTTGAATGGGTGACCAGCACCAAGTCTCTTACCACCTCTGTTATCTTTCTTGATTTGTTCCATGTCAACAAATATAGTTATTATATGATTATGTTTTACATTTAGTGCAATGTATCTTACCATGATACACCTTTGCAAATTCGCATTTACCACTTCTTATCTCATAGTAGTTAAAATTACATTCATCTATTTTCCACATCTCACGAAATGCATAAGAGGTATTGAATAAAACCTCAAAGTCTGCATAAGTCAAGTTCATTTCATCTAACATCACAAACGGCTCACTAAGGTGCTTATTAAGGTAATTGCTATACTCAGAATGGAGTATCATCTGTTTCTTTATTCCAGTCATTGTCAGTATAATTTCTTAGGTCTTTAGCTGGTTTAGGCAAGTAACTACTACCAACATCGTGAGTAGTTACATCTGTAAAGTTGGTCATGTTAGGTGAATGTCTGAACTCAACTATACCAGTAGCACCTTGACGATGTTTCTCAAATAGGTAGAAGATGTGATTGGTGTATGGGTTACCATCTTCATCATTCAATCCGTAGTATGATGGTCTCCATACAAAGGCTACACTATCTGCATCTTGCTCTAATGAACCTGATTCTCTCAGGTCAGATAAGATTGGTTTCTTATCAGGTCTTTTCTCCACCTCACGACTAAGTTGAGCAAGTGCTATAATTGGTATGCCAAGTTCCTTTTGTGCTGCTTTTAATGTTCTACTTATCTCAGCTACTTCAGCCTCTCTATTGCCACCTTTGAACCCTTCTATGGTCATCAATTGCAAATAGTCAATGATTGCCCACTTACACCTTCCTTTTCGATGCTCACGTTTCATTACCCTTATTGCCTCATGTACTCCACACCTTGCCTTATCGTAGATTAGAAATGGTTGTTTCTCTATGTTACCTATTACCTTTTCAAATGAATGTAACTCAGATTGACTAAGATTGCCATCACGTAACCGTGAAGAGTGGATTAAGTCACCAGCATCTTGAAGTATTAACCTTTGACATAGTTGGCTCTTATTCATTTCAAGGTTAAAGTATATACCAGCCTCATTAGATTTCATCCCATGAAATAGTGCAAGTGCAGTTTTACCCATACTTGGTCTACCAGCTATGATAATAAACTCAGGATGAAACCCACCAGTAAATTTATTGAGTGACTTTAGACCAGTTTCAAGTCCAGTAGTCTTACCTGATAATGTTAGTGCTGCCCTACGATAGTATGCCTCACGTTCATCATTGGTTAGTTCAGATAGGTCAATGATATTATCTGAGTTAGTGCCAGTATCAAGTAGGCTGGTCAATGACTTAATGATTGATGTAGCAGTTGTGAATCCATCAGTATTAGCAAGTCCTAATGATTGCTCAGTTACTATTGATGCTATTGACCTTTTGATGTGATTATCTTTAAGTATAGCAATGTATTCGTTAACTGGTTCATTGTATGTTAAGTTGTTTGACCATGTAACTATCTCAGATGTTTCTTTAGGAGTGAACTTATCAATCTCGTTTGATGTCATAAAGAAGTTGACCAAGTTAGGTGTAAGACCTTTGTCAATGGTTTTCTTAATTACTTGGTAACATCTTGAGGTAAGCACCTCATTGAAGAGATGCTCACCAAGTT